CTCTAATGTCAATAGCGTCCTCAAGGTTGATATCTCCTTTGGACAATGCCATTTGAATGTTCGCCTCAAGCTGAGCTCTTTGCTCCTCATCAGGAGACACTTCAATAAAGATACCAAAGTCATAGATGTACAAATCCTTAATCTCATTTAGGATAGATACATTGTACTTACCTATTTGATTGGCAAATTCGTCAGCAAAGTCAGAGTACTCTAATATGTCAGCGACTCTATATGTCAGTGCCTCTGACAGGGACCTATAAAGATAAAGGCTGCCATCTAGGATGTGACGAGTAGCTGTGTTAGAGTTAAGAGCAGCCAACTTCTGTAGACCAACCAATGAGTTAGGGTCAGGCATTGAACCGTCTCTAGCCTCATTAAGACCTGTAACAGAACGAATCATATCAATGTAATGATTCATGTTCGTAATTAGCATCTGTGTCTTGCCTGCACCTGAGCCTGAGCTAAGCTGCTGGATAGGAACCCTAGCATTATTAAAGTCTCCGTCCTGAGTATAGCTACGGCCAATAACACTACCTGTCTGGAAGTATAGTCTCAATGCGTCCTCAGGGTTGTAGGCGTTGCCTGTACCCAAGTCAATCTCGTTCAATCCATCCGCATCAATAAATACACCATCAGGCACGGTACGTGCAATCACTTGCTGTAACTTCAGGTGAGTGATTTGAATCAAGTCAGCAAAAGGTATCATCCTTCTACATAATGACTCAATAACCCCCTTGTACATACGTGGAGCACAAGCAACATAGTTTGGCAATGCGTGCTGTGAAGCCGACTTAGGGCGAACCATATTCTCAGACATCCTCCATTGCAAAAGAATGTTGGTGCCCATCACCATAATTCCCTCATACCAAACATCAATAGTTCGGTCAATCTTTTCAAAGTTTCCTTCCTCCATCATTTCTGTAGGAGGGTTGAAGTTTTCGTCCTTCTCAATTACTCTTGAGCCACCGCCCTCTAGATTCTTTTTCTTATAAACAATCTTCTTGGTGGTCTTGTAATTAAAGTAAAGCAACGTGCAGGTGTCTCTGTAAAACATACTGTTCTCATAGAACTGAGCCACGTTGTAATAGTCGTACCATGATTGGCTGTACTGAGTAATTTCCTGTAAGTCTTCTTTAGTTAAAGACTGGTCAATCTTCATCAACTCAGATATTGGAAGAGTCTTAATCTCTCCCCAATAAAAACAATCTTTAAAGAATGGGTCCTCTGTGTAGCTATAAATTATATTGGCTGGGTCTACATACGAAATCTTTACGCCTTCACCCTGAAGGAACTCATGCTTGGCAACGCCAATGCCAACTACAGTTAAATCATAATTTAATCTCTTTCTGATGTCATCGTAATGATTCTCATCAAAGATGGTATTGATTGCTTCTTCTTCAGCAATCTCAATTGCAGGCTTATAGTTAAGCTGCATATATAGTGATAGCTCCTCATCAGTCTGAGGTAGCTCATCAGGATTCATAACAAAAGGATTCGCTCCAGTTTCTTCCTGAATGATTTCAAGCACAGGCTTAGCCACCATTTGGCTCTCAATCATGTCCTGATACTTACTACGCTTTGCCTGAGACATTGCGTCCTGAGCGTAAGCCTTTACCTTAAATAGTCGGTCAGACATTCCGTTCACGACAATGTCTACAAACTTTGGAAGGATGGGAACTGGAGTCCAGTCTAAGTTCAAATAAGACAAGTCTCCGTCAATAGCTAATTCATTTTTATATTTACCGATGGGCTGCTCTCCACGAGCATATAGTCTTAATCTTCTGAAGTCTTGCCATTGACCATAGTATCTACAAGCGTTACCATCTTTTCTAAACCATTCGTATTGTATAGCTTGACCGACTTGTAGACCAAAGGTATCCGATGCTTTTTCAGCATCCGTGGCCAATTGGCTAGGAAACGATACCGAATTAATTTGGATTGTTATATTCTTCATTTGTCCAATTGACTTATAGTCCCTTCGTTCTTATATTTAGCGAAGTTAATAATTAATTTCGATTCTTTTTTTTCAGGCACGTACAGGTGCTTCTGATTGGCCATTATAGCTAGGCCTGAGCTGATACAAGCATCGAACTTTGTTCGGTCATTTATATCAAATTTAGCCCAATCTTCAAGCGTTCTTGTAAATGCCATCGTGCCCATGAGGTCCGCATCTCTGTACTTACCTTCTAAATCAAGCCCCACAAATTTTTCAATGTAAGACTCTATTGCCGAAGCGTGAGCCTGCTTGACATCTTCTGATGAGTTTGGTATTCCGCCTAACTCTCGTTCAGTCTTCGTCAATTTCGCAAACTGTTTGTCGGGTCTGTTGATAGAAAACCCTCTGTAACCTCTGTTTTTTAGGTGATACAATAATCTTGGCTTATTGTTTTCAACCAATATTGGCATACCATAAAACACACAGGCCATTAGCACTTCTTCAAAAAATATCTCAGCAGTCTGTGGCCTTGCTATATATTCTAAGAAGAATTCATTCGTTGGTCCCTCATCCATGTGGAACTTAGTCATTCCATGTAATGCTCCGTTAGAACCACGTCCGCCAACCACAGCAGATATATCGTATGAATCACATCCAAATGACCCAATATGTTCATTCCCGGGATACTTAATACCATTACGAATATGTACATTATTCTGAAGATGTTTTGGTGGGAACCAGCTAATTGAAAACCTTCCTCTAGTATCAGGAGTCCAAATCACGACAGTATCTTTGATGCCATCCTTCCAAGAGAAGGAACCTTTTGTAATGTAATGCTCCTTAATCATGGAGTCATTGTAGTCAATCTGCTGATATATCTTAGTGAGGTTAAAGATAGATGACTTGCTCTCATCACGGAAGGCATGGCTTTCCGTTCGAGGGAACTGACGATAGAATTCATTCAATGCATCCGCATCACTTTTCAATGAATCAACTTCCGCCTCCCAATAATCTATAGCTCCATTTGTAATCCAATTGCCATCAACCCCTCGTATCTTTTCCTTAGGCTTATTGAAAACAGGATGACCATGTATATCTATAAATCCTTCCATGTTCCATTCCATTGGAACAAATAAAGAATATAGCCCACTCTTGGTCTGACCATTGGCGTTTCTATTTTTTACGTTTGAATCTTCGTAAATATCTTTGTAATTCTGTCCTCCTTTTGAAAGCGCATTGGAAGTTGAGCCCATCATGCACTTGCCAATAATTTTACTACCAAGACGCAAACAGGTCTTAGTTACACGCCAGTTCTCTTTAATGTTTACAGGCTTTGTCCATTTTGCAGATTCGTCATGGGCTAAGAATAATAGCTTTTCACCATCGTATGAGTTGTCTTCAGTGTTCTTCCAATCTATTGATGTATCAAGTCCATCGACATCATTGCCGTCAGTCTCATACATATTCTTTTTGGTAATTTTTGATGCAGGAACTCTATAAGCCAGCTCTGTCTTTGGCTTGTCCATACCGTCCATGATAGGCTTAAAGAAAAATGGGAGCCTGCTATTAATAGGCACCACCTTATCAGTAAACATCTTCTTAGCATCAGCACCTGTCTTAGATAGGATGCCGATACGTGCGTCACGTGCAAGCGTGCCTATGTTGACACACTCTGAGGAAGACATGAACGAGAATCCTGAGCGTCTAATCTTTAAGTATATCATGCCAAATGACCGGGGGTCGGCACGACAGGCTTCCCAGAATATCCAATAGATTCTGTTGGCTTCACGGAAGTCAGGATATCCTACGTCAATGCTAGACCACTGGAGATACATATAATGTGAGCCCGTGATATAGGTCTTCACACCATTGTTCATAAACCAATAGCCTTGCTCTCTGCGGTCAAACTCCTTCTCGATGTAATCTACCCACCTGTCCTTAAATTCCTTTGGCTTTTCGTTCCATTGGAATATGGATTGAATCTTGGCTAGTTCCTTAGGGATGTCCTCTCGTTCCCAGTACTGCTCGGCTTTAGATGGGTGTCTTGCAGGACACTTTTCAGGAGCTATAGGAAGGGCAATTTTTAATCCTGAGATTTCTACTACCTCACCTATCTTGCCATTCTTAGAAATGACGACAACATCGTACTGCTCGTTGTAACCGTACAGCCACGACATCACTCTATTCTTATTAGAGACTACTGCAGGAGGAATACAATCCTTTATGACCCTACACAGACTACTGTTTTGACCTTCGCTCTGCAAATCCTTGTTTAGTATCAGTTCTACTTACACCTTTGTCTATCGCCTCTAAG